ACCTACCCACCGGGCAAAAGATATTTTTCCGGGGTGCTGATGATCCTGGAAAAATCAAATCTATCAAGCCGGTTTTTGGGCATATCGGTATTTTATGGTTTGAAGAGTTGGACCAGTTTCACGGCGCGGAAGCTGTGCGCACTATCGAACAATCCATTCGTGGTGGCGATAGGGTTTATAACTTCAAGAGTTGGAACCCACCCCGAACAACGGCTTCATGGGTAACAAAATACGCCATGGTACCAAAGCCTGGCCAGTGGCAGCACAAATCAGACTATCGAGACGTACCTGAAGAATGGTTGGGTAAACCATGGCTTGATGATGCTGAACATCTCCGCCAAGTCAACCCGAAGGCTTATGACCATGAGTATCTTGGTATTGCCAATGGCAACGGTGGCCAGGTGTTTGAAAACGTGACCATCCGCAAAATCAGCGATGAAGAAATTGCGCAGTTTGACCACATCCTTACCGGTTTGGATTGGGGATACTTTCCCGATCCTGTCAGTTTTGGCCGGATGCACTATGACGCGGCCAGGCTGACCTTGTATATTTTTGGCGAATATCGTGCAAACAAAAAATCAAACCGGGAAGTTTATGACGATCTGAAAAAGCAAGGCTTACTTCTACCGGCTGATCTTGTAATCGCCGATAGCGCCGAACCGAAGTCAATCGGTGATTTTAGGGATTATGGCGCAAGCATTCGCGGCGCTGAAAAGGGCCCTGATAGTGTGAATTACAGCATGAAATGGTTACAGAGCTTGCGCGAAATTGTGATCGACAGCTCTAGGTGCCCATATCACGCAGAAGAGTTTTTATCCTATGAGCTGGAGCAGGATAAAAACGGAGAATTTATCAGCGCTTACCCGGACAAAAACAACCATGCTATTGATGATGTCCGGTATGCAACAAATTTGATATGGCGGAGGCGCGGCCAGTGAAACCATTACGCAATACACTTTCACCACTTGGTAGACAACTTTCTGTTGTTGCTGCTTCAATCCCAACAAATAATCTCGCTTTGTGGCTTGATTTTAGCGATATATCTACGCTGTTCCAGGATACAGCAGGCGCTACCCCAATCACAACGGATGGGCAAGCTATCGCCAGGGCCAGCGATAAATCTGGAAATGCGCGGCACGCCACAAATGCAACATCTGGTCAAAGACCACTCCACAAAGCATCCATCCAAAACGGTCTAAGCGTGGCGAGACCGGATGGGATTAATGATTCTTTGCAAACTGCGTCTTTCTCTCTCCCGCAACCATTTACGGTTTTTGTTGTGTACACGGCGGGTGGGGGAAACAACAGGCCAATTCACGATACGCCGTCTGGCACTAGAATTTTGTTTTATGAACGGGCGGTAGCCCCGAATACACACGCCCAATTTGCCGGGGCCGGGCAGATATTTTTCCCAACGACTACAGGCTGGCACGTTTTCACAAATGTCTACAATAACACAGCGTCATTCGCTCAAGTTGATAGCGGGTCGCCGGTAACGGGCACGCTTGGGACAGGCTCATCTACAAACGGGTTTGCTCTTTTCCGCAATCAAGGCGGCTCTGAGTTTCTCAATCGTGACGTAGGCGAAATACTTATGTACAGCGAAGCTGTTACTGGCTCGAAGCTGACCACTATTCTCAGTGCCCTAAAAACAAAATGGGGCACGCCATAAAAGGAGCTATGAAATGTCCGCAACTTTGACACCTACCACACGCACAACCAATGCCGTCAAACTCATTGGAGCCGTGCAATCTTTTTGGAACTTGAAGCGTGACGCAGAGCAAGTTACCCGGTATGATACCGGGATTGTTACTCGTGGCGATACTCAGAAGGTCGAAGATTTAGCAGAATGGCTTGCCGATCCTGCGAACACCCCTGATTGGCGATCCGTGGGCGTTGACCTGGGCCAGCCTGCCGATCTGGAAGCCGAAAACGGGCAAGAGCTTTTGCTTTTGGTCATTGCGGCTTTTAGGCAAATCAGCGCTGAAACTATCAACGGCGAACCTAATTATATTGGTCAACTGATGAACCGGGTAAACTATCCGTAAAAGGCGGCGCTCATGTCCACAGTTTGTTTTTACGCGCAAGAAACAACATCAAAAGACGGCTTGAACGGGATAACCGTCACCTGGAATATACACCAGGTCACGCGCCTAACCGGAGCGCGTACAAAAATTGTGAGCGGCGGCGCTACCAATATCTCGTTTGGCGAAGATGGCCTGTATGGCTACATGTTAGAAAATGCAAATCTGATTTTGTATGATTATCTTGCGTCCGCTATTACAGCGGACGCGACCGCCGATCTGAAGCGAATTCCATCATTGCAAACGTTTTGGGCGCTTAGTTGGCATGATGTTGCAACATCGGCGTTGACTCTGGCCGGCTCGTTTGGTAAGTTGGTCACAGACTTCTTAGATGTGGCAGTATCATCCCGGCTTGCAACGGCTGGGTATACTGCCCCGTCTAACTCGGATATTGCAGCTATCAAGGTCAAAACTGACAATCTGCCCACTGATCCAGCCGATCAAAGCGCAGTTGAAACTGCAATCACGGCAGCAACATCCCCTCTACTGGCTACAGCAAGCTACACGGCCCCGGATAATGCCAGTATCAGTTTGATAAAAGTCGTGACTGATAAAATCAACGGTATGCTTGAGTTATTCAGCGGCGCGTATCGTTTTACCGTTGCAGCTTTGGTCAATGCCCCGAGCGGTGGTGCGGTAGCGCAAGAAGTTTGGGAATATGCTGACCGGACGTTGACAAATCCTTTAGTTTCTTACACAAACATCCCGGCAGCCAACACGATCAACGCCGGTATCGGTGAGACAATTGAAATTTCTATTACCGGCTTGGGCGACTTAGCCGGTAGGGATAAACTCTATTGGACCTTGAAGCGAGCGAACGGCTCACCTGATAGCGCGGCTATTGTCCAAATCGAAGAGACGGACGGCCTGATCATTTTGAATGGGAGCGGTACTATCCCTGGTGGCGTGGTTGGCACCCTGGTAGTAGATGACGAAGGCGCGGGCGACGTGACAATCAGCCTGGAAGCAGAGTTATCCACGCTTTTACCGGTTCTCCAAAACGCAAAATGGGATATCAAATACGTCTCAGCGACGGTCAAAAGCGTAAAAGCCAAGGGCCGCATGAACCTGTCTTACAACACCACCGAAGCTATAGAATAGGCGGTTGAAATGTTACAAAAAATCCTGGCATGGATTAGAGAGGTATGGTCACGTATGATAGGACAAACAAACATCAAAACCGCCTTGGGTGTTGATATCCCAATGTCAACCGAAATGATAACGGCGCTTGACACCTGGTCGTTGATGTACAAAAATCAATCCCCCTGGCTGACAGACGAAAGTCACGGTTTAGGTTTGGCCGCCGAAATTGCTGGTGAGATTGCCCGCATTACCACCATTGAAATGGACGTGGAGTTATCGGGCAGTGCTCGCGCTGATTATCTCAAAGCGCAATTAGAGCCGGTAGAGCGCGTTTTGCGTGAGATGGTAGAATATGGCAATGCTAAAGGCGGCTTGATTTTCAAACCGTATGTCACGGCGGCGGGCACCTTGGCGGTTGACTACGTCCAGGCTGACCAGTTTTACCCCATCGCTTTTGATGGGAATAAAAACATCACGGCGGCGGTGTTCGCTGACCAAAAACAAGTAGGCGATAAATTTTACACGCGCCTGGAATACCACTCGCTTTCAGGCACAATTTACACAATCCGCAATCTGGCTTTTGTCTCTCAGAGCCGGGATACACTCGGGAGCCAAGTTTCACTCACCACCCTACCGGCTTGGGAAAACCTGCAACCCGAAGTCAATCTTGCCGATGTTGAAAAACCGCTTTACGGCTATTACCGCTATCCGCTTGCAAATAACATTGATACGGGATCGGCGCTGGGCGTGTCGTGCTATGCGCGAGCGGTAGACCTGATTGAAGATGCTGATACACAATGGGCCAACTTCCTTTGGGAATTCGAGAGCGGCAAGCGGGCGATGTATGTTGATGTGCTCGCTTTTGACAAACACCCCACTACTGGCAAGGCAGTTTTACCAGATAAGCGATTTTACCGGGCGCTGAATGGCGTTGGCAATATTGGCGATAGCGGAAAACTTTTTGAAGATTGGTCGCCTACCCTACGGGAGCAAAACATCCTGGCCGGGCTGGATGCGATTTTGAAACAAATCGAATTCGCGTGTGGCCTGGCCTACGGCACCATCTCGAACCCCCAAACGGTTGATAAAACTGCGACAGAGATAAAAATTAGCCGGCAGCGCACTTACGCAACCGTGACCGATTGCCAAAAGTCGCTCAAAACCGCTATTGACGGGCTTTTGTATGCCATGGATGTTTATTGCACACTCTACGGGCTTGCACCAGCCGGTAGTTGGCAATCCGTCTATACTTTTGATGATAGCGTTATCTCTGACAAAGATGTCCAGTGGTCACACGATATGCAAGCTCTTGACCGGGTCATGAGCAAAATTGAATTCAGGATGCGTAATTACGGCGAAACGGAAGAAGTTGCACGTAAAAAGCTCGCCATGGTGCAAGAAGAGCAAGCCAGTATGACGGCTCTTTTCCCGGCTTAGAATATGGCTAAATCTAACTTTCCCGTCTCAAAACCAAAAACCAAAAAAGCAATTACGCTTTATTGGATTTTAGAAATACATCAAAATGGGCAAATTTTGACTGTTCCGCTGCCGTATTGGAAACCAGCTTGGGAAGTCGTAATTTCAGACCCCGGATTTTCGCAATGCTAACATCCGACCAACTCGACGCACTCCTACCGGCTATAACCGATCTGTACGAAGAGTATCAGACATCGGTTATCGTTGATATTGCCCGTCGCTTGTCGAAGGTGGACTTTAGCGACACGGCAGCCTGGCAGATACAACGCTTGATAGAGAGCGGCGCGGTTTATGATAATGCGCTGAAAGAGATAAGCAAACTCACGGGTAAAAGCGAAGCCGAACTCAGGCGCATTTTCAAAAAAGCTGGTGTGCAGACTTTGGCTTTTGATGATGAGATTTACAAGCGCGCCGGCTTAAACCCTATCCCGCTGAACATGTCGCCAGCGATGCAATCAACCCTACTGGCTGGCCTGGCCAAAACCAACGGCCTGATAAACAATATGACCATGACCACGGCGCTATCTGCGCAGCAGAGTTTTATTCACGCGGGCGACCTGGCTTATACCCAAGTC